TTCACGAGGTGTCTGAACTGCGCGGTGTGGACGTTCAGGACATCCTTGGTCGCAGCCGCTTGCCGAAGATCAGCCACGCCCGGCAAGAGGTGTTCTCTCGCCTTCGCAGCGCCGGGTTCAAGCTGGAGTACATCGCTTGTCTGTTCGAGCGCGACTACAAGACGATCAGTTACGGTATCGAGGCGCATCGCCGGAGGGCCGCATGACGTGCAAGACATGCAAGGGAACGTGCGAGATTTACCGCGAGGTACCGAAGCGGCGGCGTGTCGTGACCGATGACGGATCATTCGTCTGGATCATTGAGGGTACGATACGGGGCATTGACGCATGCCCAGAGTGCGCCGCGCGGGCGGAGACGGAATACATGCGCGAGTGCGGGCTGTTTATGAAGGTGGCGGCGGAATGACATTCAACGACTTCTGGGCGGTATGTCCGCCGGGCCGCAAGATCGACAAGCCAACGTGCATGGCGCTGTTCAACGGCATCACTGGCGGCGGCATCGAGACCACATCTGTGGACCCGGACGGCAACCGTCACAAGCTGCACTTGCAAGCCACGCCGCAAGAACTGGTCGAGGCCATGAAGGCTTCCCGCTGGCAGTGGAACGAGCAGGACACGGCATTGTGCTTCATCCCGCACCCGAGAACGTGGCTGAACAAAGGCCGGTTCATGGACCTTGAAGACGACGAGCGCCGCGAGATGGCCGCGCGTTGGGACCGGGTACAGGAGATTATGACGGATCGGAAGGTGGTGAACCTGCGGTGATCTCAAAGGCAGCACGTCGGCGGGATGTGACGCTGGGGCGTGCTGTTCAATCCGGTACCAGGGGCGAGTGCATAACCGGGCAGGCGAGTACGAAAGGCGGAGCGCCGCACTCATCGGGGACAGACACCCGATAAGCAGCCGCCAACCTCATGGGCCACTGTCGGCATCGTGGGGGCCACAAGCGAAGGGATTGGCTCCGAGGGTCAAGACTTCACGCGGAGGCTGGTAACGGTCTAGGGCCGTACTATGCCTTCGCTCAGGGAATCACCAAGGGTCAAGACTATAGAGGATTGATGACAATGACCTACGCACTATTCGCTTACGCCCTGATGGGCCTGATCGCTGCCCTGTACCATATCGTCAGGGAACCCGATGCGGGCGCACTCGAATACCTGAAGACGCTGGCCCTATGGCCGGTGCGGATATGGAGGTGGATACCATGATCACCAAGTCAGACATAGCGGAACTGGTGGGGCGGGCGAGGAATATGTCTGCGGCACTCCAGCTTGGCGAGCGCATCGGATGGGGTTCGGACACTTCGTTGATGGACGCTCTTGCCGCCGCCCTCGAAGCACAACAGGCAGAGATAGCGCGGTTGGTTGGTGCGCTGCGCGAGATTGAGGAGTTCGGCTGTAACGCGCCGGGGTGTGGGTTCACGTGCGCCGCAAAGGCCCGCGCCGCCCTCAAGGCATGGGAAGGCAATGAAGATGGCTAAACGAGGAAGACCGAGAAAGGACATCATGCTGCAAATCGTACACCAACAGGAAGAAGCTATGCGTAAGGCGAAGATCGGTTCCATTGCCAACGGCGACGAACAGCGGGGCGCGTATCCCCTTGGTGCGCTATGGGCGCGGGAGTTCATCGACCAGTCAAGGCATGACGCTGGCGTGAAGTACGCGGAACTATACGGGCGGGTATTCGGCAGGACCACGCCGGGGACAAGCGACGGCAGCCCCGAACTGTCCGAAGCGGCGATGGAGAAATGCGAGCGCGACTACTGGGAGGCTGCAAACCTGCTGGCATCACACTCACGCGCCATCAAGGACGCGGTGGACAATGCGGCGGTCTACAGCCGCTATCCGTCAATGCTGTTTCACGCCCGCAAGCGCCGATCCGATAAGCACCTACTGGACGGTCTGGAGATCCTCGACAAGCTGTTCAACGCGGGTGAGAGGGCGGTGGCGTGATGGGTGCAACAGCAATGAAAGAAGCATTTGGTGCAGCGGGGTTTAAGCCCGTAGATGAACGTCTGATGCTCGTGGCGAAGGACGCCATTGGGCAATCAGGTCAGAGCTTCGAGCGGGCGCAAAAGCTGTTCACTGATATGGTGAGGAAAGACGCAACGCTGTTGTGGGAACTGTTCTCCCCGACACGCGATGACAGGATTGCCGCGTACCTCCGGGACGTGGCAGGGCGGGACCAGGGCATTACTGATACCCATTGTGGACGTGTCCCGCCCAAACCATCCCCCGGCCCGAGAAAATCAGCCATTCGCATGGTGTCTCAAGTTTACGGGTCATTGCTGGATTGGGACACCGAGTTCGGCAAGGTCGGGACGTTGACCAAGGATCAGTTGCAGACCCTTTCAGTACGTCATGCCAAGAAGTCCAAGATATTCGACGCGCTGGCGCATCCGATGCCGCCGGGCAGCAAGCCGTGTTCTGACTTCTGGACGGAAGAATCTGCGGAGAAATTGATGAAGCGGATCGACAACCAGACACAGGTTTAGTTCCCCGAAAGGGGTGCGGGAGGCCAGGGGCTGTCTGACACCCATGCGTCTAGTGTCTCCCGCAAACCATCCCGCAAGGGAGGGTGGGGCCAAAGTTCAAGTGTTATCCAAGGGCCGCTTGCCCCACCCATTAACAGGAGAAGACAATGAGAGAGAATGAAGATTTCGGCGGAGTCTCGCATGCCGCCGAAGGGGGAGGCCACTGCATACCCGACACCCATCAGGCTGGTGCCTCCCCCGCCCTTGAAGACCTTTGTGACGAGATGCGCGCGCACCACCGCCGCCGCCTTTATCTTATCAAGGTCAAGAACAGTATCCGCTTGCAGCTCGGATCATTTATCCGGTTCAACGTCTATGGCTACTCGACGTTCGATGAAGAAAAGGACCGCAAGAAGATCGAGAAGCAATCCGATTCACTGATTGCCGCCGTTGAGAAAGGTAAGATGGATGGTGTTGATCAAGAAGCGTTCGATGCTGTCTCAGGTCTCATCGCAATCACCCTTGGCGGTGTTGCGCCGTTTGAATCGGCAATCAAGGAACACGATAAGGCACTAGAGAAACTAGGCAAGCAGTTGCCAGTCTGGGATGCGTGGGCCAAGGACGTGAAGGGCCTCGGGGCCAAGTCCCTCGCCATGATTATCGGTGAGACTGGCAATCTCGATAACTACGCCAACCCAGGTAAGGTGTGGAAGCGCCTCGGATTGGCGGTGAATGAGTGGGGCAAACGACAGGGCGCGCCCGATAAAACATCAGACAAGGCGGAGATGAAGATGCGCTGGATTGGCGAGGGCTATAATCCGTCGCGCCGGTCGGTGTCGTGGCAAGCAATGGACTCACTGTTCAAGGCGCAATTGTCCCGCGTCGATGAGGAAACCGGCGAGTTCATCAAGCCGCTTGGCCCATACGGCGAGGTTTATCACGCGAAGAAATCCGACTACATGGCGCGGGTCGAGGCGGGAGATGGTAAGTGGACGAAAGCGCGAGCCGACAAAGCGGCAAGGCGCTATACTGAGAAACGGGTGCTCAAGCACCTGTGGCGGGCGTGGAGGGGCCAGGTCTGGGATGACGACCAAGAAAGCTTTGCCCCCACCCCGCCAACTTGACACCCTGTAAATTACCCGTTGACACGGTGTCTAGTGAGCCGTACAATCTGATTATTCCATGATGGTTTCGTGCGCCCACGGTTCGTCGGTCGGGCGCTATTTCATTGGGGCTGACAGGGAACGGGTAAGCGCCTCAGTTGGGTCATGTAAGCCGTAAGGCCGGAGTACCCGATACGCCTCTGCCATACGGCGGTTCAATTCCGCCCGGCTCCACCAGTTAATCCCCCGCATGGTTACGATCATGCGACACGGCAGGATGGCTACGGCTGTTCTGCCGTTTCTCGTTTCGCCCGCCACCCCCAACAGCATCCCATAACAACGGCGGTCTCTCTCTCCCGCCGAATGGTAGAGCGAGGGGTGAGCGGGCGGATTCAATAGGAGTGGTCATGAAGTACCGAACTCGCGCAGTCTGGATCGGTGGTGACTATGAAGACCCCGGCATGACCGCTGACGAGGTATGGGAAGACGACCGCGATCCTGAAGACACGGGACTGGTCACGTCACGGGGTGATCGTATCTACCGCCAGCGCGAGACGGTTCCCTTCGGATTTGTTGGTAGTAAGACCCGTGGCTGACATCATCGAACTGGACACAGACGCACCACCGACGGCCAAGTCCATTATCAACTGGCTCTACCGCCACCAGGACGAGATAGACCACATTATGATGGTTGCCATCACCGGCGACAACGCGACCATCGCACACGATCAACGCCCCATTCCTGAGATCCTTTACGACTGCCGCATCATCGCGCAGTACGGGGATCAGTTGGTCATGGGTGAGGAATAGGAGGCTGTAGGCGAAAGCCGCAGACGGGAATGTCAGAGAACAGGGGCGGGAGGCCGCGCAAGTACGAAACGCCCGAGCAGATGCAATTGATGATCGATGACTACTTTGTCACGCTTGGCGATGACAAGCCGACCATCGCGGGCATGTGCTACCACCTCGGCTTCGAGGACCGTGGGGCGCTTGCGGAATACGCCGCCTATGAGGGGTTTTCCCCCACAGTAAAAAGGGCGCGTCTTCGGGTCGAGCAGACCCTAGAGCAGAGTTTGTACGCGGGTCAGGTGACTGGGGTCATCTTCAATCTCAAGAACAACTTCGGTTGGAGGGACAAGAGCGAGATCGGCCATTCGGTTACGCTTGAAGAAACGCTCGATGAACTTGAATGACGCCGGAAGAAAGGGCTATCCGCCAGCGCCTCAAGGATGATTTCAGGCACTACGCATCCCGCTGCTTAAAAATCAGGACCAAGGCTGGCGCGGTCGAGCCGCTGGAGCTGAACCGGGCGCAGAAGTATCTCCACGAGAGGTTGGAGGCGCAGCGTAAGGAAACGGGGCGCGTTCGGGCGTTGGTCCTCAAGGGGCGTCAGCAGGGTGTTTCCACGTACATCGGCGGGCGCTTCTATCACGCGGTCACACATCGACGCGGGCAGCGGGTGTTTATCCTGACGCATGAGCAGGAGGCCACGGACAACCTGTTCAATATGGTCACTCGATACCATGAGCATTGTCCGAAGCCGGTGAAGCCGCACACGGGTGCTGCGAATGCCAAGGAACTGGACTTCGACAAGCTAGACAGCGGCTACAAGGTCGGCACGGCTGGCACCAAGGCCGTAGGGCGGTCGCAGACGATCCAGCGGTTTCATGGGTCCGAGGTCGCATTCTGGCCCCATGCCGACACACACGCGGCGGGCGTCTTGCAGGCTGTGCCGGACATGGACGATACGGAAGTTATCCTGGAAAGCACCGCAAACGGTGTCGGGAACTTCTTCCACAAGCGTTGGCAGGAAGCGGAGACCGGACGCAGCGAATATATCGCCGTGTTCATTCCGTGGTTTTGGCAGGAAGAGTACACGAAGCCCGCCGATGGTCTCGTGCTGACGGAAGAGGATGAAGCCTACCGTGAGGCGTACAGCCTGACGATGGAACAGATGGCGTGGCGTCGGGCCAAGATCATCGAACTGGACGATGAATTGCTGTTCAAGCAGGAGTATCCGGCGACGGCTGCTGAAGCCTTCCAGATGACGGGGCATGACAGCTACATCAAGCCCGCTGCTGTTGTCAGGGCGCGTAAGAACACAGTTCAAGGGATCGGTGAATTGGCGCTGGGCGTGGACCCGGCCCGGTTTGGCGATGACGATTTCTCGATTGCATGGCGACGTGGCCGGAAGGTCGAGAAGGTCGAACGCAAGTCGAAGATCGACACTGTATCCGGCGCGAACTGGGTCAAGCAGGTGATCGACGCGGACAAGCCCTCAGTGGTGTTTGTCGATGTTGGCGGCTTGGGCGCTGGCGTCGTGGATATCCTCAAGGGGTGGGGTGACCCGTACAAGAAGCTGGTGGTGCCGGTGAACTTCGGATCGGAGCCACAGGAGCCGGAGGTGTTGCTGCCGGATGGCACGAAGCAACCGGGGCCAAAGAACCGCCGCGCAGAGATGTGGAAGCGGTCCAAGGAGTGGCTGGACGATGTTGCCGGGGTCGATATCCCCGACGATGACGCATTGCAGGCTGACGCTTGTGCGCCCTCCTACGGTTACGACATGAACCAACGCCTTCTGCTTGAGAGCAAGGAGAAGATGCGGAGTCGGGGCGTTCGGTCCCCCGATGGGTGGGACTCGGTGGCGCTCACGTTCGCAGCGCCGATACCGAAGCGTAGAGAAACAGCGCCGGTGGTTTCGTCACTGGGCGCAGGAGGATGGATGGGATGAAGAACGGCATGAAGTACGGACCCTCCCACGATCAGAAGATGGTGGCGGCGCGATATGCCATGCACCGCGTTCGGGTGGCGCAGTACGCCACGCTCGCGCTCAACGGCACCCTGACGGACGAACAGGCGCGGCAAGAGTACGGCGCGGCGATGGAGAACTACGACGGCATCATTGCGCAGGCGCATCACTTCGCGGACGGCAATCAGGCCGATATGGACAAGGGCGCTGACGCGGTGACGGAGATCATCGAGGGCGAGCGCGAGAGGATGGCGGCGGAATAATGGGCGATCTAAACCGCTTGCTGACAGACATGCTACTGGGGCGCTCTGGTGGAGGGTTGGGGCCGCTTGGCGATCAAGTTGTTGGCGAGACGAGTGAGGGGCGTCCGGTCATCGCCAATCCAGATGGGTCCTATTCAACGGAGCGCACTGCAACGGTTCTGGACCCACGCCTCAATCAAGGGCGTCCCACCAATGTTCCGACCATCTACAACGGGCAGCAAATGGGGGAAGACCAAGCGGTCTCTTATCTGCTTGCAAACGGCATGGTCCCCGGCAGCATGCCAGAGGGCGGAATGGCTGTTGATCCTGAAACGGGGCGCATCATGCAGGGATATGACTCAATACCGGAAGCGACAAGGGCCGCCCGCCTTCGGTCGCCGAGTATCGCGATGAACTTTTACCCGCCCTACAAGGGGTTCTAATGGACGACATCATCAAGGGTGCGCTGGAACGGTATCAGGAATCGGAAGCCAGCTCTGACTACAACCGTCAGGCCGCGCATGAGGACATCCGCTTCGCCCGCCTGTCTGAGCAATGGCCGGACGATATTAAGCGACTGCGCGAACTAGAAAACCGCCCATGCCTGACGATCAACAAGCTACCGGCGTTCATTCGCCAGGTTGTCAACGACGCCCGCCAGAACAAGCCCGGCATCAAGGTCTCGCCGGTCGATAACGGGGCGGACGAGGACACGGCGGAGGTCATTCAGGGACTTACCCGGTCCATCGAGCGCAAGAGTAACGCAGATGTGGCCTATGACACCGCGATTGACCACGCGGTCACGGGCGGCTTCGGGTTCTTCCGCATCGGCATCGACTACGCGCATGAGGACAGTTTCGATCTTGAGGCGTACATCAAGCGCATTCCCAATCCGCTCATGGTGCATTGGGATGTCAACTCGATGGAGGCCGACGCTTCCGATTGGGAATACGCCTTCATTGCCGACTTCCTGACGAAAGAGCAGTTCAAGCGCGAGTTTCCTGATGCCGAACCGGCCAGTTGGGAGCATTCCGACTATCAGGACTACGCGCAGCACTGGATGCAGGAAGATCAAATCCGCGTGTCCGAGTATTGGCTGCGCGAGAAGGACGAAAAGGACCTGATCCTGTTCAAGACGGCTGACGGCGAGTTGCCGAAGGCCATTCGTGAGGACAATCTGCCGCGCATGGCGAAGATGGCCGCGGAGGCCGCTGAATTGCCGCTGGACGGCATGAGGGACGATGAGATTGTCCGGATGTACATTCAGTTTATGGGCCTTGAGGAGTCCCGCCGCCGCAAGGTGGACGTGTGGAACGTCAAGAACCGCATTATCAATGCGAACGAGGTCCTGCGCGAGGAGGAGTGGCCGGGGCCGACAATCCCGATTTGCCCTGTGTGGGGCGAGGAGGTCGTTGTTGACGGGCGGCGTTATTTTCGGTCGATGATCCGGGACGCGAAAGACCCGCAGAGCATGTTCAATTTCTGGCGCACGGCGGCGACTGAGTTGGTTGCGCTTGCGCCCAAGGCTCCGTGGGTTGGTCCGGTCGGTTTCGTGCCGGACGGTCAGCAGGGCAAGTGGGACACGGCGAACACACGTTCGTATGCCTACCTTGAGTACGACCCGACTGCCGGTAACGCGCCGCAGCGTCAGCCGCCAGCGTCGATCCCGACGGGTGCGCTACAGGAAGCCGCCAACGCATCCGATGACATGAAGTCTATCATGTCGATCTACGATTCGTCTCTGGGTGCTCAGTCGAACGAGACCAGCGGCAAGGCCATCTTGGCCCGTCAGCGTGAATCCGACGTGTCGAATTTCCACTTCGTGGACAACCTGAACCGCGCCATTCGGTATGCCGGTCAGTGCATCGTGGACATCATCCCGAGCGTCTACAGCGCCCGCCAGACGATCCGCATTCTAGGCGAGGACGAGGCGGAGAAAGTGGTTAAGCTGACGCAGCAGGACGGCGGCGGCGAGGTTGGCGAGGACGGCAAGCCCGAACTCTACAATCTGTCGGTTGGCCGCTACGACGTGACGGTCTCCAGCGGGCCTAGCTACGCCACGCAGCGTGAGGAAACCCGCGAGACGTTGGTTGAGATCATGCGGGCCGTCCCAGGTTCCGCTCAATTCATTGGTGACGTGCTTATGGAACACATGGACTTCCAAGGCGCGGACAAGGTTGCGGAACGGCTCAAGATGCTGTTGCCGCCGAACATTCAGCAGGCAGAGGGATTGCCTGTTCAACAGCCGATGGTGGCTCCGGGTCAACCGGGCGTGCCGCCGGAAGGAACCCCGCCGGTACCGCAAGGGCCGATGCCGGGTCAGCCGCCTATTCAGTAACTCGCCAATTCGCCGCAATTTTATTGCGCGGCGAATATCCGGCGAATTGCATTTATTGCGTAGGCACTCCGAGCGTCGTGAGACGCCCGATCCCATAGATGGAGTACAAAATGAACGAAGACGCTGTATTCGCCAGCGATGGCGAGGCAGATGACGTGACCGTGGACGAAGCGGAAGTCACTGCCGAGGACACGGAATCCCCCGAAACCGCAGATACGGACGAGTCCGAGGTTGAAGCGTCGGCAGACGATGACACCGAAGGCGAGGACGATTCCGAGGACGGGGAAGAACCCGAGGAAATCGAGTTCAATTTCCACGGAAAGAAGCTGCGAGTAGCGAAGGACGCGCTGCCGGAGGAATTGGCGACCGAGGTTGACCAGTTCGTTCGCAATGCCGAGTCCGTGACCGCTCGCAAATTGCAGGACGTTGCCGAGAGGTCGAAATCGCTCGAAGCGCGGGAAGCCGCCGTCGAGAAGATTACGAGCATCAACGGCGAGGTTCTCGACACCTATTCAAGGGGTCTGCAACTCAAGTCCGAGATCGAGCAGCTATCCCAACTGGATCTGAATGCGATGTGGCAGTCCAACCCGGACCAGGCACGCCGCGTTTCCGACCAGCTATCGCGTAAGCAGGCTGAGTTCCAGCGGGTCGTTAACCAAGTCTCTCAGAAGGAAGGCGAACTCACTCATGCGCAGCAGGAGGAACGCTCCCGCCGCATCGAGGAGGGGAAAGCCGTCATCGAGAGTCAGGTTAAGGGCTTTGCTACCGAGAAGTTGCCGGAGGTCATCGACTATGCGGTCAACGCGCTCGGGATGGACAAGGACTCTGCGGAAAGCGATTGGGCGCTGAACCCGGCCCTGACGCTCGCCGTCTGGAAGGCCTCTCAGTTCGACAAGATGCAGTCCCAGGCTTCCAAGCCGAAACCCAAACCGAAGCCCGCCGAACCCGTGAAGGGTCGGACAGGTAAGGGGGGCAAGGCCAACCGTGCCGTCAAGGACATGAGCACGGGCGATCTCGCCAAATACCTCGGCCTACCGGGCTGATTTCAACGCACCGCTGAGAAGCGGCGCTATCCCTCTGAAGGAGTAAGGAAATGGCAAACGCCAAACTTACTGCGAGCATCATCGCCAAGGCCGCTGTCGCCATTCTCGACAACGAGCTGGTCATGGCGAAGAAGGTGTTTCGCGGTTACGAAGAAGACTTCGCGAAGAAGGTCAACGGCTATGAGGTCGGTAGTTCGATCACCATCCGCCGTCCGACTGACTTCACCGTCCGTGACGGCGCTGTTGCGAATGCACAGGATGTCGTCGAGGGCAGCACCACGATCACCGTGGACAAGCGCAAGGGCATCGACTTCAAGTTCACGTCGCAGGAGCTGACGCTGGACATCAAGGAACTGTCCGAGCGCGTCATTCGTCCGGCGATGATCCAGCTTGCCAACCAGGTCGATACCGATCTGCACGCGCTCTACAAGGAGGTCCCCAACTGGGTCGGCACTCCGGGCCAGACGGTCAATTCCTACGCTGACTTTGCGAAAGCGCCGGAACGTCTGGACGAGTACGGCGTCCCTGCTGGCGACCGATGCGCGGTCCTGTCTCCGGCTGACCACTGGGGCCTTCTCGGCTCGCAGACCAGCCTGTACATGCAGGACGTGGCGAAGGGTGCCTATCGCAAGGGTTCGCTTGGCATGATCGGCGGTGTCGATACGTACATGTCGCAGAACGTCGCCACCCATACCACGGGTTCCGACTTCACGACCGTCACGGTCAACCAGTCGATCACGACCTCGACGATTGCGTACTCGGACGTTCGCACGACCAATCAGCAGACGATCACGATTGCTGGCGGCACGTTCGTTGCCGGTGATGTGATCACGATTGCCGATGTGAACGCGGTCAACCCGGTGACGAAAGCGGACCTTGGTTTCTCCAAGCAGTTCACCGTCGTGTCGTACTCCAGTAACTCGCTGGTCATCAGCCCGGCGATGATCTGGACGGGGGCGCAGCAGAATGTTGCCGTTGCTTCCGGTACCACGGACCTGAACACCAAGGCCATTACCGGCGTCGGTACGGCTTCGACCAACTACCGGCAGAACATGGTGTTCAACAAGAACGCCTTCGCGCTGGTGTCGGTTCCGTTGGTTTCGCCTCCGGGCGCTACTGACGTGGGCCGCGAGACCTACAAGGGAACCTCGGTTCGCGTGATCCCCGTCTATGACGGCATCAACGACCATTCCATGTGGCGTCTCGACATGCTGTACGGCGTGAAGGCCATTGATCCGCGTCAGGCCGTGCGCCTTAGCGGCACTGCGTAACCATGAGCGGGGCTTCGGCCCCGTTCCTTTTGAAGGAGAAAGCACATGGCTGTTAAACAGCTTTCCGATGGCGGTCCCGACGGCGTTTCGGTGGGTCAGGATACGTCCGACCTCATTTCGTTCTACGGCGTCACGGCCATTGCCCAGCAGACCGTTACTGCGGTCGCAACGGGCGCAACCATTGCAACGGTGGTCAGCAACCTCCAGTCGCTTTCGGCGGCTTTGGAGTCGCTCGGGTTGATTGCTGACTCGTAATGGGGTTGAGGTTTGAGGCGGTAAGTTCGGTATCTGCCGAAACAATCGCCCGCCACAAATCTTACAGTCGGAGCCTCGGCCTTCCGGTTATCAAGCCGGGCAAGGTCGGGGCTGCGGCTCCCAGCCTCGCCGTGGTCGGCGGTGCGCCAAGTATTAACGACCATCTGGACGAGTTGCGAGGGTGGGACGGTGAAATATGGGCCGTCAACTATACGTGGGTATGGTGTCGGGATAATGGAATTGACGCAACCCTCTACACGATAGACCCGGTTTTCCCGGGCGTGGATGGAGTGGCGCGGGCCGTCCTTGGTGATTTCGTGAGTCCGGCGCTACTCAGCCGCTTGATAGCGGAAGGGACGAAAATTGAAATAGTCCCTCTCGGCACAGGTAAAGATGAACACCAGCACGTCACAACGTCGGCGGGGACTGTTCCGTTCTTCGCACATTGGCGTGGGCATAGACACATCACGTTTTTCGGATGTGACAGCAGCAAGACGGCTGGCCAGGGCCACGCATACAAACACCCTAAAGGCATGGGCCGGGAAATCATCGTTGAATGTGGCGGGGGGGAGTACCTGACATCGCCACAAATGCTTATGCAGGCGGAGGAGATGGCGAAGATTGTTCGCCGGTTCCCATCCTACATCACTGTTCGTTGTAACGGGTTGCTTCCGGCTCTCGTAAAGCACGGGGAGCATGATGTGGTGAAGGTCTGCAAGGAAATCTATGACACTTTGGAGGTCGCGTGACGCTTCTTAGCATCGTTCAGGACGCAGCGGATGAGGTTCGCGCAACGCAACCGGCGACGGTTGCCGCCAACACCGATCCCGATGTGCAGGTGTTCCTGCGGCTGTTGAACAAGTCCGGCAAGGCGTTGATGAAAAGCGCCGCGTGGCAAGTGCTGCGGAAAGAGCAGACGCTAACCACGGTATCCGGGCTTGAGCAGACCGGGGCGATTCCGTCCGATTTCGACCGCTTCGTGCCTGAGACGTTCTGGGACCGCACTAACCTCCGTCAGATCGCCGGGCCGATTACCGCCGTCGAGTGGCAGGGATTGGTTGCGAGTTCCTATACGGGGACGCAACGCAAGTTCATCTATCGCGGGGATTCCGTGTTCATCATCCCTGCGTACTCAGCGGGGTCTACCCTCGCGTTTGAGTATGTCAGCCAGAATTGGTGCCAGTCCTCCGGCGGCACGGGGCAGACGGCGTTCGCGGCGGATACCGACACCGGCATCCTCGACGAGGAATTGCTGACGCTCTCGCTGATTTACGCCTACCTCGATTCCGAGGGTCAGCCGACCGCCGCCAAGGCGGAGCGCGACCTCAACAACTACCTTAAAACGCTATTGAAGAACGACCAGCCCAACGGCGGCATCCTAACGGTTGCCGATATCTTCCGGGGCGGTCGCCACTTCGACGGCGTTCCCACCATCACCTCAGTAGACGCGGTGTTCTCATGATCGCCCCTCCTCTCATGCGTGGCCGCAACCGCAATCGCAGCCTTGCCGGGTCTCTCGGGGGTCCTATCGGCAATATGTCGCAGTCCCTCAGTCTGGCGAACGCGCTTAATTCGCCGGTCGCTCTTGGGCTGGCAATGGCGGCTCCGGTGCCGGGCATGACGCTTGGCCTGTTGGGTGCGCGGTCGTTCGCCAATCAGAACATGGACAGGGCATTCGGTGCGTATACCGACGCCATGCACGAGAAGGAGAACTTCGGCAAGGAGCGCGGATTCAATAGCCGCACGGGGTCCACGACGGATAGCCGCAGGGCAGCCCGCACCAGCAACCTCGGCAATCGGGCTGGTGGACGCGGTGGGGCTTCGGGTGATGGCCGCAGCGGTACGGGGTCGGGTGCGCCGGGCGCTCGGAGCAAGGACCGCTTCTAGTGCAATCGGCATCGAAGTCCAAATCCCTCCCGC